AGGTATTGCAGCAATGCATAAGTCTAATCTTGTACCTATTTTTAATGACGACGCCGCAAAAGATGTCGCTTCTATGAGACGTTAATATGAAGATATACCTTTGTTCCGATGTTACATCGAGTTTGGACCGCTAGAGGTCCATAATAACGATAGTACTGATAAATTTGACTTTTTACTATTGGAGGTTTAATTATGAGTTTGCCGCAAGATCCTGCAGCGCGTAAAGCCATAAAAAAGTGTCTAGAGGAGCTATCAGCCTCTATGTCACGTATTGAAGGTGAACGCGACTTTATTAAAGAAGCTATTACTGATATTTGTAAAGAATATCAGCTTAGTAAGAAAACGTTTCGACGTTTAGCTAGAACATATCATAAACAAAACTTTTCTATTGAAGTGGCTGAGCATGAAGAGTTTGAAACTATGTATGAGCAACTTACTAATGAGACATCGCTAGGAAGTGTGGCTACATAATGGTGATCTATAATTTAGAGTATAGTACGTTAGATAAGTTGGGTAGAGCAAAAAATTCTCGACACGTAGGATTATTTCGAACCGTTGAAGAAGTAGAAGCAGCTAAGGTAAAAACGGAAGCTAGCATTACGAATCATAAAATTTCGTTTCAGGTGTATGTAATTGATGACCTGTTTCTTAAGGGACATTAAGTATTCTGGAATATGGTTTGGGGTTGCTGTTAACCCCTATCATTGGAAAATAAGCTGGCGTACTACAGCTGGCCCTGCTTCAAGGAAAACGTAATACAGTTTGGTCCTTTTTGGATTAGAGTTATAATAGATGATGGGAGATGGTAATGAACATTTTTTACTTAAGTAATAACCCGTCAGAATGTGCTATTCAGCATGTGGATAAGCATGTTGTAAAAATGACTTTAGAATACGGTCAATTAATGTCTACCGCGCATCGTGTACTAGATGGCACACCTTATTACGGTAAGACGGTTAACAATCGTAATATTCAAAGATGGCTACTACCTGATGAGCGTGAAGAAGTTATATGGAAAGCGTCCCACGTTAAACATCCTTCCGGTCTCTGGGTCAGGGCTTCTTCTACTCACTATCAATGGCTATTTAATTTGTGGCTTGAAATGCTTAAGGAATATACTTTTAGGTATGGAAAAAAACATGCTGCGGAAAGAATGAAGCCCTGGTTTGCTAAGCTCCCTGATAATATACCTAATCTCGGATGGCTCTCGGATCCTACTCCCGCCATGCCCGATCAGTATAAAACTATTTCCTCAATTGATAGTTATCGTAACTATTATAGAGGGGATAAAAAATCTTTTGCTAACTGGAAAAACCGATCTACACCAACTTGGTTTTTATAAATAAAAATATGCCGACATATAGTTTTCGAGACAAAAATACCGGTAAGGTATTTGATCAGATTATGAGAATTGCCGAAAGAGAGCAATTCCTGCAAGATAACCCCCGTCTAGAATCTGTAATTACGGGAGCACCTACAATGGGGGATTCAGTGCGCCTGGGAATCAGAGGAACAGATTCAGGGTTTAAAGAAGTTTTGTCTAAGATAAGTGCTGCAAACTATAAAAGCAACCTAAAGGACAAATTATCCAGATCATGAGAATAGTGAATAATTTTAACTACCAACCCGAGGGACCCTAGCGATACGCTACGGTCCCTTTTTTATTTAAGGGATATCCATGTCAAAAAGAGTCGGAAAGTTAGCAGTGGTAGAAAATAATGATTACTACGATAACAACAATAAATCAACGACTAAAATAACAGCTAATAACGGATTAAGAATAAAGCTAGATCATTTAAAGACCTTCGACCCTTTAACAGAAAATCAAAAACTATTTTACGATGCATATAAAAGAAGTGATTATTTTATCGCACTTCATGGTGTTGCAGGTACGGGTAAGACATTTATTGCCTTATATAAAGCCTTAGAGGAAGTATTAGATAAATCTAACCCTTTTAATAAAATAATTATAGTTCGTTCGGCAGTTCCTTCTAGAGAAGTAGGACATCTCCCTGGGGATTTGGATGAAAAAATCGAAATATATCGCCAGCCTTACCAACAAATTTGTCATACCTTACTCGGTAGACCGGATGCTTATCAACGTTTAGAAGAACAAGGACACATTGAATTTATTTCAACATCCTTTATTAGAGGTATGTCGTTTGATGATGCCATTATTATTGTGGACGAAATGCAAAATATGACATTTGAAGAAATAGACACTGTAATGACACGTGTCGGTTATCGTTCTAAAATTATATGGTGTGGAGACTACCGCCAAACAGACCTAAATAAAAAGAAGAATGATGTAAGTGGTATTCTTAAATTCTTTGACATCGCTCGTCATATGTCTGCTTTCACTAGAATTGAGTTTACACCTAGTGATATTGTCAGAAGTTCTTTAGTAAAAGACTATATATTAGCTAAGCTAAAACACGAAGATCACGAAAACAACTAATGTCATATTCTGATCAAGTTATAGATCATTACGAAAATCCAAGAAATGTAGGATCTTTTGATAAAGAAGATCCTGCAGTTGGTACCGGTATGGTAGGAGCACCTGCCTGCGGTGATGTAATGAAGTTACAGATTAAAGTAAATGAGGAGGGTATAATTACAGATGCTAAGTTTAAGACATATGGTTGTGGAAGTGCTATTGCGAGTAGCTCACTGGTTACAGAATGGGTTAAGGGAAAAACTCTTGACCAAGCAGCCGAAATTAAAAATTTCCACATTGCGGAAGAACTTGCTTTACCTCCAGTCAAGATTCATTGTTCGATTTTAGCTGAAGACGCAATTAAAGCAGCTATAAACAATTATAGAGAAAAATATGCTGACAGTAACACCGAGTGCCCAGGCACAAATTAAAGAAATTCTTCTTGGTGAAGAATCAAGATATGTAAGAGCCTTTATTGAAGGGGGAGGCTGTAGCGGGTTTCAATATGGATTTACAATGGAAGATGAAAAAAGTGATGATGATTTTGTAATAGAAAACCTAATAGTAGATTCTATAAGTATGCAATATTTTGAAGGTTCGACCATTGATTATAAAACAGATAAGCTTCAAGGCTCTTCTTTTGTAATATCTAATCCAAATGCAAAAACTACCTGTGGTTGCGGCTCGTCTTTTGCAGTATAAAAATAACAAGGAAAAAATTAATGTCGTTTCAGTTTGATTTTACAATAGAAAAATTAAAACAATTAATTCCAAATGCTGCAGGAGGTGTGCAAGCCTGGTATGATAGTTTATCTGATGCCCTTCCACAATACGAAATTATAACGGTGCCACGTGTTGCTGCGTTTATTGCACAATGTGCTCATGAGTCTGGTGGGTTTAGATTAATGGAAGAAAATTTAAACTATAAGGCTGCTACACTTACAAAATTATGGCCTAAGCGTTACCCAGCAGGTATTGCTGAACAGTATGCAGGTAAACCTCAAGCTATTGCTAACAAATCCTATGGTGGTAGAATGGGCAACGGAGACGAAGCATCTGGGGATGGGTGGAAGTTTCGCGGCCGTGGTATTCTCCAACTAACAGGTAAAGATAACTATCGGGCATGTTCTAAATATCTTTTCTCTGACGACACGTTGTTAGAAAATCCAGACATTCTTCTTGACCCGTATTACGCTACACATTCCGCATGTTGGTTTTGGAATACAAACAAATTAAATCAATTTGCCGACTCTAATGACATTTTAACTATGACAAAACGTATTAACGGTGGTACAATTGGTCTGGATGATAGAATTAAACATTACAAACATGCTATGGAAGTTTTATCAGGAAGCCATTAAAATACTGTATGCATTTTCATCATGTAAAGCTTGACCGTGAAGTCCCAAAACTACAACAAGTAAACGAAAACGGTACCCGTTATTACGTTACACCGGGGGGTAACAAATACCCTTCGGTTACTACTGTATTATCGGAATATAATCGTAAAGCCATTTACGAATGGCGTAAGAATGTAGGTGAGGAGCAAGCAAATAAAGTATTAAAACAAGCTTCTTCTCGTGGTACCCGTATTCATACTCTATGTGAACATTATCTAGATAATAAAGTTCCAGAGTTTAAAACACCACACGATCAAGAACTTTTTAGTACCTTTAAACCCGTTCTACATCGTATTAATAACATACATGCGCAAGAGATCAGAATGTATTCAGAGCATCTTCGTATTGCAGGAACGGTAGATTGTATTGCAGAATTTGACGGTAAGCTTTCTGTTATTGACTTTAAAACTTCTCGTAAACCAAAACGTGAAGAGGATATTGAAAATTATTTCATGCAAGCCACTGCATATGCAATAATGTTCGAGGAGCGCTTTGGAATACCGGTGCCCAGAACAGTAGTTGCAATAGCAGTAGATGAAAAAGAACCACAGGTTTTTATAAACAAAAGAGATGAGTATATTAAACCTCTGTTATACTTTCGGGATTTATATGAAAAAAAGAATGGAGTTTTTGCGGCTGTAACTATATAATTATATACGTTGGGTGGTGTAAGTTTAATACTTTTATGAGGGTAAAAAATGTCAAAAGTACTTTGTGTATTGTATGATGACCCGGTAACGGGTTAT